TGTTACGTATTTATCAAATAGGGCTTTTCGCCGTGCAGCTACTTCATCACTTATTATTATGGGTTCTGTGGTAACTGCTGAGTATGTCTCTTCCACGCCTCTTGAACATTGAGCACAAACAAGTGATCCGAGTTCATCAATTTGTGGACTTCACAATACTTCTTCCACTTATTATTACTAGAGATAAAATTACTTCTTACCTCGTTGTCTGTTGGCTGGGGTTGTTTACTAAGGAATTCGTAAAAATCTCCTAGCAAGCTTCCTAGCATCATTAAATGGGGCTGGCCTTCTCTTTGTTGCCTACGCCTTATGTTTCTTGCGTAACTCATTTTCTGTCTAAAGTTTGTATATTCTTACATAATATTTGAAGATGTGGGTTGCATCAGCCATGTTGTCATCGACTGGTGTAATATTCCATCGTTTGATGCAATATTCAATCATCTTCTTTTTGTCAGCTTTTCCGTCACCGGTTGCCCATTTTTTTACTGTGCTAACGTTTATGAATTTTGGTTCCGGGAGTCCAAGCTGGGCGCATATCAGATATAATATGCCTCTAAATTCGGATAGTTTTCGCGCTGCAATGAAATGCTTTGAAACGCATACATCTTCGGCGATAATCAATTTGATGTTGTATTTTTGGATAAATTCAACCAGTGTGTCATAAAACATTTTATGTTGCTCGGTCGCATTTTTGCCTTTTCTTTGGGTAAAATTCCATGTTCCTGATTCATGGGTTGAGTAATATCCACAGTGCTCTGCTATATCTAATGCAAGCACATTATCACGTGTAATTTGATTTATTGACTCATTTTTAATGTTTTTTGATTCGTTAATCATTCTATGTATGAAACGCCATTAAGTTTATTGACTACAGTCTTGTATGGGTAGCCTTCAGCTATATTTCCATGACTGACTACCAAAGATGTAATCTGTAATTGATTGAGGGCATCAAAAATGTTGGAAAGCCCTTGTTCGTCAGTGGCTTCTAATATCTCATCAAGTATCAGGAGATCTAGTCCTTTATCGTCATCGCAATTTACATTGGTAAGTTTGTGCATTGCCAAAATATTAGCCAGATTAACTCTTGCTTTTTCACCTTCTGAAAATTTATCAAAAGAGCCACAATCTACACCATCGCGAATAAGAGAAATAGAAATCTTATCTCTGATTTTTCCGCTTTTTAAGACTGTAAAACCGGAAAATGCAATACGAATGTCACTACCAATGGCCTCCAGAAACTCGTTAGTTATGTGACTAAGAGCATCAATTTTAGTATTAGCCAGATGGGTTTTAAATTCAGTAAAGGTTGCTTCTTGCTCTTTATATGAATTTAATTTCCGTTCAATAGTTTCTTTTTCAGAAATGGCTAATACCAATTCTTTCTCATATTTTTTCTTGTTGGCTTTGAGAGATTCTATCATGTCAGTTTCGGAAGAGTTTTCGATGTCACGAATAGATTCTTCGTATGACTGAATAGCTCCATTAGCATTGTTAATATTCAACTCGGCCTGCTTTGCTTCGTATTCTTGCTTTCTAATAGCTTCATCTAATATTGCATAAGAATCATCAAATAAATTAGTACGCGCATCATCAATGGATTTCTGAAGGGTATTCATTTGATGCTGGAGGGTTTGCATTTTATTGGTTAAATAAGACGTATTACGTGATAATTCATCCAATGCCGTACAAGTCTCGGTAATCTTATTCGACCATTCTATTTTACTACGATTCAATTCATCCTGTTCTTTACGAGCTTCGCGTCCTTTTGTTGTAATATCTGAAATGCGTTTTTCATTAGCCTCAATATTTTGGAGAATGTCTTGTGTCTCTCCATTTCGGTCTTGCAATCTTAGTTTAACCTCGTTTATATCTATATCATTAGCCAATGTGAATTCATGTTGACATTTAGGACAAACGATAATTCCGGCAAGTTGTTTTTGGAGGCTGGCTATATCTGCTTCCAACTTAGTCCTTTGTGATCTAAGATTACTATTCTCGGCATCCAACTTTTTAATAGAATCCAATAATTCATTTATTTGATTCTCAATTTTGGTGGATTTCTTTTTGAAGTTTTCTTGAAACTTCTCATGTTGTTTTAACAGCTTCTCATAAGAGGATTTGGCTGTTGCAATCTTTTTCTCATGCTGAATCAGCTGTTGTTGTACATTGGAATATTCTGTTGTAACAACCTCCAATTCTTTCTGATTTTTAATTGATATAGCTGCAAAATCCTTAGGTAATGGCAAAGCGCATGAAGTAAAACGTTCTGAAATAATTTCAAAACATGCACCGGTATCTTTTTTACTGTTTTCCAGTTTTTGCAATACTTCATCTGTTTTATCATATTGCTCCAGTAACTCGTCACTTTTATTTATGAGAACATTTTGCTCACGGATATAAGCTCTTTTCCCGGCAATAGCTTCATTCCAGTTTGCTATACGTTCAGCTTTCTTTTGTGAACGCTCTGTTGATTCTGTAATAGCTGTGTTGATTTGCTCTTGTAATGTTTCAACACGTCCGGTATGATTCGCTACATTCAATTCTGCTTGTTTTAATGATTCTTGAATCGGTATCATATCCTCTTGTAATGCAGCGATAGATTCATCCACCATTACACCATTACTGAAACGATTAATGATTTCTTTTTTCTCGCGATCAGAACTGGAGAGAAATGACGAATATTTGTGCTTAGAAAGAATGAAGTTTGAGAAAACATCATCTTTAGTCAGCCCCAGTGTTTCAAGTATAAATTTATTGTAATCTGCAACTCCGGCTTGTTCTATATGTTTTATGTTACAATCAGTTTCATCATCATATATAGAAACTTTGATTATCTGTGCTGTTTTACGGGAGATAACACGTTTAATAGATAAGTACTCTCCTGTAGTATTATTCTGGAACAAAAGGGAAACAGTCGCTTCATCTTCTGCATCATTGATTATCTCATCCATTTTTATTCTACGAAGAGTTTCTCCGGTTATCCCAATGGCGATTGCTTCTAACATAGCAGATTTTCCGGAACCATTTGAACCTTGCGAATCATTATCCATATTGTTGCCAAAAATCAGCGTTGTATGTTTTTGCAACAATGTATAATCCAATTGCTTAAAGGCGCATAGGTTTTTTGCGTAAACTTGTCTTAATGTCCACATACTAACTGATTTTATCGAGGTATTGCAACCCCATTTCTATATTTATGATTCCTTTGTTAGCACAAAAACTAGTATATTCTTGTTTAATACCAGATTTGTCGAATTTTTTATCTAAAGAGTGGGCTGTTGTTTCTGTAATTTCTACGTCTTCAGTAACAATTTCCACTTTTGAAGACCCCGCTTCCAGAAGTTTTTGTTTATCAATATTTGGAGCTTCTTGGCTTGTACAACTGATTCTTGTTTTAATCTTGTATCTTCCATCCGCTTTCATATCATCCAGCTTATCAATTAGTTTTGAATTGATTTGACTAGCTTTTATGTCCAAAACTTTGTAGCGAATATTAACTTGGTTCTTTATGAATTCATGGCTACCATCATCATATATAATGGTATAGCCCTTTTCTTCATCTTCGCCAAAATTATGTTGCCTGGAAGAACCTATGTATTCAATGTTGGTACCTTTGATAATACAACGATTGTGATAATGTCCTACAAGAACTGTATCAAAATCACTGAAAATGTTCGTGGGCAGTTCTTTTTCATTAGGCGTGCTAAGTGCCCCGTTTATTCCTTCGTGAATATATAGGATATTATGTACAGACGCGTTCAATTCCGCCCTTACCATTTTTTTCAGTCGTTCTACGAAACTTCCGTTTTCTGGAAAATAGCTCATTATATATAGTTCTACATCGTTGCTAATATTAATAATCGAATAGTCATCAACAACATAGACGTGGGGGTATTCACTAAACAAATGACTATACCCTAGAACTGATTCCTGGTCAACTTTACAATGATTTCCTTCGGCAACGGTAATGGTTATTCCGGCTTTAGTGGCTTTTATGATAGCTTGGCGAACAGCCATGAGTGTGCTAAGTGTTTGAGAAGAGCGTGATAACCACAAATCTCCACCAATTATCATATCTTCAATCCCATATTGATCGCATATATATAAAGCCTCGTCCCAGTTTTTTTGAAATTCTGGAATATTGTCTTTTGATACATGTATATCATTCAACAATAAGGCACTTGGTATTTTCTTGCTCATTGTGATTCAATTTAAATAGGGACATATTAATATTAGTTAGATACGTCCCTATAATGCTAATACAAAAATGAATTATCTTCTTCTACGTTCAGGACGTGCAGCTCTGCGTTCACGGACTGGGTTTGCAGCCGGTTCATTGGTGTCGTCATTATGTTCACCACGTCTACGAACAGTATGAGTAGGAGCGGGGGTTGGTTCTGGTTCCTCTTCCGGTTCTGGCTCTAAAGACGTGTCTTCCGGTTTGGTGTCGTTTTGTGTATTGTCATCTTCGTTGTTGCTGCCATCTTTAGCAACTTCCAACGCGTCTTCAATGTCATTCAGCAAATCTTCATTTGTTTTTCCACGAGTGACACGGACATTTAGCTCATTGGCATCAATATATTCGCGAATTGCATCACGTAAGTCTTGCCCTTCTTCGCTCTTATCACCAATACCGCGTTCATTTAGTTTTTCCCAGAGGTTCCACAATGAATCCAGTTCGTTGTCTGATGGTTCCTCATTATCACCGCTGTTACGTTCTTTTTTGTCAAAAGAGAAATGGGATTTATCATCAGGATGAAGCTCCATTTTAATCTTTTCAATAGCTTCTGTGATCTCTTTGCTGCTCATCACATCCATTTCCATTTTAGCATCGTATTGCTTCAAGAACTCAATGGTAGCCTCCATGTGGAAACGTGAGTAACGATAAATAGCTGCCGGGATACGCTGTGTTTCCAACAACGAACTGACTTCCTCTTCAGATAGAGGTTCGGCACCGGAAATTGTATCAATGTTGAATGTGTAAGTGGTTTTCTTGTTTTCCTCTTTACGAGTAATTTCTACCGGGAAAGCATCTTCCAAAGAAGAGATAGGGCACAAACATTTAGGATTTTTTTCCAGAAGCTTCTTCCATATAGCCAGTTTGCGATCCTCCAAATCTTTGTATTGCGAATAAGACAGGATAAGTAAATGAATACCTTCTTCACGGTTGTCCAAATCTAAAATATACATGGCACGTTGAGAGTTCCATTTTAGACCACCATCAAAGCCTGAACCTTTAATCTTTTTCATCAATTTTTCATCACTGCCATACTTATTTTCAGCAACTTGAAGATAAGTGTCAATTAGGTCTACGAGATAATCCGGCATAGCTGGAATGACAGATATTTAC